ACTAGATGATCCAGTATTTACCATATTTTCTACAATAGGATTCATATATGAACCAAAAATCATAGCAAATACGAGAACAACCAATAACATTACAAATAGTAAAAAGGGAGTTAATTTTATGCCTTTCATTATAAGTATTTGATATATTCTATACGTCGAAAATATTAGTATAGTATTTATAAAATTGATATATTCTCGGTATGTTATTTTAATTGATAAAAGATGTTATCAAGTTGTTATAAACCGGAGTTTAATTGTGAAATTGGGGTAGATGAAGCTGGAAGAGGTCCGATGTTTGGTAGATTATATGTTGCTGCGGCGGTTTTACCTAAAGATGATAGTTTCCGTCATGATTGGATGAAAGATTCAAAGAAATTTTCCTCTAAAAAGAAAATCAAAAATGTTTCGGATTATATTAAAGAAAATGCGGTTGCCTATTCCATTCAATACATTGAACATTCTGTAATTGATGAAATAAATATAAGACAATCAGTTCATAGAGGAATGCACAACTCGATTCGTGAAATATTTACTAAATCAAATGTAGACCGGGATAATACATTCCTATTAATTGATGGAAATGATTTTAAACCATATACATTTTATGATGAGAATAGAGAGGAAATACGAGCAATACCTCATGAAACGATTGAAGGTGGAGACAATAAGTATACAGCAATTGCTGCGGCGTCGATTTTGGCTAAAGTAGCAAGGGATGAATATATAGACGCACTATGTGAAGAATATCCCCAATTGGTAGAAAGATATGGACTAGATAAAAATAAAGGATATGGTACAAAACAACATATGGAGGGTATTAGAGAATTTGGTATTACACAATGGCACAGGAAGACGTATGGTCTATGTAGAAATTCGAAAATGAATCCAGTATAATGAATAGGTTTAGAAGAGTCGTATTGGTATGTTTTTTACGAAAAAGTAAGTAGAATATAAAATATTCATTATATATATAAATGGCTTTCACTCGATTTCATGATGATGATGTAAGAATAGAAAAACAATTAGAACAACAGACATATATAGGTAGATATCAGTTAGATGTTCCCGGACAAGGTGTGAATATGCCTTTCCAAGATGATGCGCAATTAAGAATGCAGAGATGGGGAGCGAATCGCCACACAAATCCAGTAAATTTAGAAAGCGATCTATATGGATTGAGTCGTCCTCTTGGACGGGACGATATTGAAACACAAGATTATAAGAAGCATGCAGTTCCAACACAGCAGATACAATATCCTAGAGAGAATCCATTTGTAGAAGAGAGTCGATCTTCACATCCTGCTTGGATGTATCGTGATTTAGAACAACCTAAATGGGAAGAACCATTGGTAGATCCTCAGGCTAATTTAGAGAAGCCATTTCACGACAATATCCAAACGCGTATTTTAGAAAAGGATTATTACAAACCAAAGCAATCGATGTCTTTCCATCAACCAACAAGTGACCCATTGTCCATTGACTATTATATTTCAAAGAATTAAACAATTTGAACAATGACTAATAAAAAATAGATGTTTTATAGTATTATAAATTTGAATAATAGAGATAATATATTATGTCTATTGTATATATTAATTAAATACACTATGGAATTAGCGATACCAATTATAGCCATGGGTGGATTATATATGATTTCTAGACAAGACAATAATAATAGACAAAACGAACAAGAAGAAGAAGAGGGTTTTGTTGGATATAGAGATTTACCAAATACAAATCTTCCTAACGAGAATTTTCCAAGCGAGCGTCCTATGGAAACTCCCGAATTATCAAACACCGAAAGATTAACACATAACAATCAATACGAAGGCGACGCATATACCGATAAATATTTCGGTAAGAAAGGTTTAGCTGTAGAGAGTAATCCAGCTACTAATACACAACAATTTACATCATTAGCAGGTGAATCTGTAAATAATGATTATTTCCAACACAATAATATGGTTCCATTTTTTGGTAGAAAGAAAACCACACCGAATTTTGATGCGAATCAAAATGAAGGCATAATGGACAATTATTTAGGAAAAGGGTCACAACATATAGAAAAAAAAGAGCAAGCCCCTTTATTCGCACCAAATGAGAATTATCAGTGGGCATATGGAACACCAAATCAAAGTGATTTTATACAATCACGTGTGAATACCGTCAATAAAATGGCCAACGTATTGCCTTTTGAACAAGAAACAGTTGCCCCTGGAATTGGATTAGGATATGGTACTGAGGGTTCAAATGGATTTAATTCAGGTATGATGAACCGAGAGGCGTGGATGCCCAAGTCGGTAGATGAATTGCGTGTTGATACAAATAAAAAGGCGTGTGGTGTCGAATTATTTGGTCTTGAGGGTCCCGCTATGAGTGCGATTAAAGAGATGGGAACCATCGGTAAAATGGAAAGGAATCGACCAAATCGCCATTTCGAGATGGGTAAGGAACGTTTAATGACTACTACAGGTGTCGAAAAGGGTGTAACATTACGTCCAATTCAAGAAGACCGTTATACAAATCGCCCAGAAACCACTGTTTCATACACGGGTGTAGCAAGTTCAGATAATAAAGGAACATTTGTTGATGGTGAATATATGCCTTCAAAGCATATTGATTTAGGAAGTGTCCCTCTTTCAATTCCATATGCGGGTGGAAAGGGAGGTGCTACCGATGGTGATTATGGTGTGAAATCCCAGGTTTCATATGAAAATAACCGAAGTGCGAATCAACAGACCGATTATTTTGGTGCTATTGGAGGTGCGATTGGTGCGGTTGTTTCGCCCATATTGGACATATTACGTCCTTCTCGTAAGGAAAATACCGTAGGAACACTTCGTCCCTACCAAAATGCTGGGTCAACTGTTCCCCAGACCTATATATTTAATCCCGCTGATAGACCCGGAACAACTATTCGTGAGACAACCGAAAATTCGAAATACCATATGAATTCCGGTAATAGCACCATGAATAAAGGTGGTTATACCGTGGCTAAAGTTCAGCCTATTTCGAATAATAGAATGAATCAGTCTGACTTTTTCTACGCGGGTAATGCTTCTGCGGGAGAAGGAACTTTAGAACCCAGACCATATGATGCTGAATATAGACAACGAAACAATGATGTGAAATCATCTACGATTAAAGGTAGAATGGTACCAGGTAATATGGCTATGCTGAATCATGATGTGACTGTTAAATCGCGTGATAAAACCGAACAACTAACCAATAATCGTGCTCCTATTCCTGTTTCGGCACAGTCTACACCAGGTTTAGAGACAATGGGAAGATTACAAGGGAAACAGAAATTTGAGTCTGGAAGGGAAAATAATCGTAATGGAAGTGAAATTTTAGATTCACTAAAGAAAAATCCTTATGCGTTATCGATTCATTAAGTGTGTAAATACATAATATAATATTCTGAATTTTATATTATGCCTTGTTAAAAAAACGTTGAAATATTCGGATATAAAATGTTGTAGATATCTTAATGAAACAATTGGTTCATAATATCGGCCTCTTTATTCTCCTTTGATTTGGTGAATAGTTGTGTTAACATTCGGTCGTCTCTAAATCGCACAGTATATTCTTGTTGAGCATTACTTCTACCAATTCGCCCCAATGCCTGAATTGTCTTTTGTTGAGTCATATTGAGAAGGTCTTTACCAACATATCCATGACTAAACTGATAATTCGTACCATAAATATAGTCAGACGAAGCCAAAATAAGATATAATCTTTGGTCATACGCCAATCTTTTCATAATTTCCATATATCTAGGGTTAGATTCATTCTCATTCGTGAATGTACCAATTCCTAGTAATAGAAGCATCTTTTTATTATTATCTACATCCAACGCCATAATATCACATACATCCTCATCTGTAATATCTGGACTATATGCGTTTTCTTTATAATCACTGGTCCATACATTTTGGTGGTCCCGAGTATTTGGTATATATTTTTCGTCCAAATTTACCATTTGGATTTGCGACCGAAGTTCGTCGACTATTTGCGTGAGTTTCCTCAATTCGGGATTTTGTTTGGCTTCATCTACTTCACGGTTCAGCTTACGGTCATTTTTTTTACCACCTCCCTTAGTACTACTACTATCTGTACTCGCATTTGAAATCTTGTCTAGCATAAATTCTAATTTATTTTCAGAAGAAGTTAGTTGTTTTTGAATCTGTGTATTATGTTCTATCCGAGAATAAATGGATTTTTGAATTGTTTCAGGAAGACCCGTATTCTTGATATAAAACTTGCCCAAATTATCTACATTGTTTGTAAGATAAATTGTAGGACCATCCGTGAGTGTATGAGCATCAGATGTAGTAATTTGAAGTCCCAATAGATTAATGGGAGGAGGTTTCGTCACCGTAGGTGTAATACCAACACTTTTAACACGTGATAATGGTTGCCCACCTGTCGTTGTCTTTTTTGGTTGATCCTGGCTCAAGAAACGTCTGAAATCTGTCGATTTTGAATATTTAGACACCTGGTTTGTATAGAGTTCTTCGTGTATCTCATCCCATCTGTCTTTATTCACATTTTCTAAAATGGTTAGGTAATAAATTTTCAGACTATTCATCGTAATGTCGTAAATACCATTTGCGAAATATTTTTTCATATGCATCTCTTCCGGAATAGCGTCATCGTAAGCGTGTATTTTAGTAATAAACTTAACAATTTCCTGAAGATCGAAATATCTCAAGAGTGATTTGTGAATATTACAATGAACGATACACTCTTGTAATTCATCAAAATCGCTATAGATTAAATGAGGTAGAACTGCTTTTCCCGAGGTATTCAGCATGGAAATCGATTTCTTACAATCGTAACTCGATATAGTTGATACAATACCATTTGGGAACTTATCTTTAAAGGATTTGATTGTCGGAGAAATTTCGGATTCCAGAGGTAGTGTAGCACAAGACAATACAACTTTTGAAATAACATTCTCTTTCCATACCTTTTGAATGAGTTCATGAAGGGGATGTGTATCATAATCCATAGAGATAGTCGGTTCATCCCAATAAGTAATAATATCGCAATCTTTATCATATTTAATCATTTTCTCCTGTATATATTTGTGTTTTTCTTGTAATTCATTTATTTTCAGTTCACACATATCTTGTTGTGATGGATCCGAAATATCATCGTAAATAGATGTTAAATATTCCAGTTTTGTATCAATATCTTCGATTGCCTCTTCATATGGTAAATTATCATCCAATTCAGGCGTGAACGCCAACATATAACGCATAGCTACTAGATAGGATTTAATATCACAAATCATAATCTCTACCTTATCACCCACGGTATTATCTACCTTACCAATTCCTCCAGTTCTGCGATTACGAGTATATTCAGATGCCGCATAATAATGGAGACGAATATCGTCGGGTGTTTCACAACCAAACGCAATACCAATGCGTTTTCCCATACAAACTGCTGATTTCGCCAAAGCCAAACCAACGTGTCTCGCGGCACAAATAAATATCACTCTATAACCAGATGATAATCCAAGAGGAGTAAGCGTCTTACCTGTACCAGTTGGGGCAGTATATAGAACCAATTTAGCGGGACATTCTGATAAAGCCTTAAATTTGGGTGTTAAAGGGTCTACAAATTTCCCATCTGGTGGAGTATAATGAAATAGACGGAAGATATCCTTTTGATGTTTATATAAAGTCATATTTTCATATTTAAGTAGGAGTGGATTTTTCTCGATAAACTGATATGCCTGGTTCACCACATCCGACATTTGAATTTTAGGAACAATCAAATTAATGAGTTGGTCAATAAACGATATACAATAAGGATTCGTTTTGATAACATTTGCCTTCTTAATATTAATTAATGTGTATAGATGAAATGCGTATTCACTTGAATATTTATGAAAGTGTTTCATTACTTTTTCCGAAATATCCAATAATATAAATTCATATATACTTTGTTTTTTCTTTTCGATATTATTATTCACATTCGTAATGCGCATTAAATAGCTCTTTTTTAACTTTAGTTTCTTATTCTTTGAAAAGATAGGTGATATGTAAGACCCAATTACAGTGGGATATTTTGTAATCATTCGTTTAATAACATTTTCAAAGTATTCAGTATAGATATACTCATCGAATCCAGAGACTCCGTCTTCAATCTTCATAATACTATGAAGTGATTGTGTTTCATTCTGATAAATATCTGGATTATGAAACCCTTCAACTATCATTTTAAGTATCTCTTTTTCGCGGTCTGGAAAAGGAACCTCCACATTGTTCCATTCAGACTTCGACAATTTTTTTTGTGTCAAATCCATAGTATATTATAGATAAATTATGTTTAATACAATTAGATAGTATCTACTTGTGTTATTCAATTTTATAAGAGTATTATTGTCTTGATATATTTATGTTTTTAATAGCAGTTGTTTTATTGGATTGTGTATTTACATTACCCACTGTATCGCCTCTAATTGTTAATTTATAGGTTCCTTCATTTTTAATCGTAAAAATTTTAGTTACGTATTTTTTCCAAATAGATATTTCTGGTTGAATTGTATCAAATGGGGTATCATTCAAAACAAATGTAAGCGGGTTTGCTAATATATTTTGGTCTGAATTTGTGCGTCCATTTGCTAAAATTTCGACTTTATATTTACCGGGAGGTAACGTTAAATCTGTGCTAATATTACCTATATTTTGAATAGCGATGGCTTGATTTCCCATAGGATAAGGTGTTTGAAATCCCCATGTCTCGGAATTATTAATATGGTATACATTGTCTACACGCCAATTGGGTATGACGTCTGTTCCACTTACTACTGTTTGTGTATTATTTTCAAGAATTGGTTTATCGAAATTACCGTTTTTTAAATTATGAATACATTTAAAGTTGAATTTATTGGAATCGAAATCTGAACCATTTTGAAGTTTTTCATATTCAGCGAGGTTTGTATCATTTCGAGATATTATACTTTGATTTTGTTGCGTCATTTCTTTTCTTAAATCATTAATTATAGACATTAGTTTATCAGTATCCGACATATCACCCATTTCATCTGATACAGGAGGTGTTTCATTAGGTGTCGATTCACCACTAAATAATTTGTTTAAATTATTTAAATTAATCACAGTTTTATTCTCCTCTAACCCCTCGACTAGACTACGTTTAAACAATTTCATCGATAAAAATACCACGAGTGCGAATAAAATTCCGTGTAATATTACTCCTTTCAATCCATTTTTCTTTGAAAAGGTCATAAAAATACCGGGTGTTAATATTACAAATAGGCAAAATAAATATATTAAAAATAGAAGTTTCATTTGTATATATTATACCGTTGGAAATTTATATCGGAACAACTTTGTTGTCCATTTCCGTATCGGTATAATATGTATTTTACTCGTAAAGAAATAAAATAGAACACCCTAAATTACGTAATTTAAAGTGGTTTAATTGGTAATTATTTAAATAATTAAATATTATATACTATATGAAAATGTTATCAAAATTATTTAATTATGTATTATACACAACTACTAAATATAATATTGATGAATCGCACGGATTATCCCATGCGATGGATATTCTTAGATACGCAAATAAGATTTTCGATGCAGAAGTCACGAAACATCCACATATCAAACACCAAGAGAAGATTATTTACGTATCATCTATCTTACATGATATGTGTGATAAAAAATACATGGACCAACATGAAGGCATTGAAAGTATAAATACGTTTATTGGTTCACTCAAAGATGATACGAGTATGCCCATTATAACAGTTGGGGAAGAGAAAGTAATAAATGATATTATTTCCACCATGTCGTATTCGTATGTGAAAAAAAATGGGTTTCCGGATTTGGGAGAATACCAAACAGCTTATAATATTGTTCGTGAGGCAGACTTATTATGTGCTTATGATTTTGACCGATGTATGATATACCAGATGTATAATAAGAAATATTCATTGGAGGATGCTTATTGTGATGGTGTTAAATTGTTTAATACCCGTGTGTTAAAACACAATGATGATGGTCTTTTATTAACGGAATTTGCTAAAAATAATTACAAACCGTTAGAAACAAAATCGCGGCATCAGATTTCACAGTGGAAGAAATTACTCGGTAAGAAATTCTAAAAATGTGTAACTATTTTATAATGAAAATAAAATATTTACCCGACGAAATACAGCGTATCATATATTCGTATGATACTACATATCAAGAGCTATTTAAGACGTGTGTGGTACAATTAGAATATTTGTATCGCGTTTTTCCTATAAAAGTCAATATGATTATGACTAAAAATGATGTAGTCACATATGTTAGAGTAACACCGGTCCGTAAAATACCCGTATTAAATCGGTTTATACTAGACCATTGTAATCGAAAACGGAGTTTGCGAAGTTTTCAAAACATCACATTTTGATTAATTGTATATGAAGACGACCCTTTGGTTTGTATTTTAGAATATCGAGGGTAGTTGAGGTTGTTGGGAAATTGTCTTGTCCATATACGTCTTGTAATAATAACCATTCAAATATACCTCCTGTATAAATAAACACTTTAGAGAATCCTAAATCGACCAATTGTTTATATTTTTTATCCACCGTCTCATCCGCAGAATTTATACCATAAATAATAATCGTGATTGAATTATACTGGTAATTTTCCACCATTTTATTTAAAATATCGGTTTCACTATCGACCGAAAGAGTAGATTTTATCAAACAATTTTGTATGTCGCCAGTCATTGTATTAATAATTACATAGTTATCCATTTTTGAAATTGCGTATAAAACATCTTCATAACCTATTTTATTATTTTTATCTTTTGTATGGAATAAATTTGAAAACATCTGTATGCTGAATTATACCAATAATATTTATTACCATTTTTCACGAAAATATTTATTTTAAATAAATATTTTCATAATAATGAGGGATTTTAATCAACGGATGGATTCTCTGGAATATAATTATTTGATACGTCAGAATTCACCGTTAGGGTTACATTGGATGGGTCGACAATAGGCATATAGTTATATGAATTATCAAGTGGTAAGGTTGTAGTCCACGTATATAAATATGTATCGGCTATACCTGTATTGTTATTATTAATATTATTATTCAAATTATTATTATTCGCATTGATAGGAGGAGGAGGAGGAGTAGGTTCAGTAGGCGGTCCGTGTGATTGGGTTAACATATTAAATCGACATACTGGACAACAATTACTACGTCTCAACCATCGTATTAGGTTATCACGCCTAAAGACATGACGACAACTATTAATTTCGCATAAAACATCTCCTTCGGCAAATGGTTCTAATGATATCGCACATTGTGTATCTCTCAACTCATTCGCGGTAGTCATTGTAAATGTAAATGTTCTGGTAGTATTTGCTATTTCATTGGTGGTTAAACGTCGTTCATTCTCATCGTTTTGATTTATGTAAGTGTTTAAAATATTTCTTAATTCATCATTCCATCGATTATTCGAATTTCGGAAACCATTCCACCGATCGTCTGTATGTCGTAAATCATTATTCCATAAATTATTATTATTATTATTATATACAGGTTGTGTTCTATGTGTATTTCGTCTTGTATTATGAACATGTCTAGTTGTATTCGCACGACTATGCGGAGGATTAAAAGCAGTTGTTCGTTGCCTCAATGTCTGCGTTTCTCTCATATTTGATAATAATAACGTCAACATTTGATTTGTATTCCGTTGATATTCGATTTGATTATAATTATATAAAACCGAAACATTCGACAAAATATCTAATTGTCTGTTTAATAAACTTATCTCACTTGGTGATTCCCTCGTATTATTCACGGGTGGATTATTATTATTATTCATATAATTAAATGACTCTGTTAAATTTTCCATTAAACGGGTTAATAAAACATCTATGTTATTTTCCATTGTATGAATACAATATAAAGATACGTGTCTATATATCTTTAAATACTTAATAATAATGGACTATAAAATCGATTTCACGAAAGGATTTACTGGTCTACAGAATCTAGGTAATACTTGTTTTTTAAATTCATGCATGCAGGCATTGAGTCATACATACGAACTAACCAATTTTTTACAATCAGATAAATATAAAAGTCACTTGCGGACCTTACCCGATAACGTTATTATTAACGAATGGGTTGATTTGCGTAATGTTATGTGGTCACAAAATGGAATTGTATCACCTAAACGATTTGTTCATAATATTCAACAATTGGCTGAGAAAAAAGACCGCGAATTATTCACTGGCTGGGCACAAAACGACCTACCCGAATTCTTATTATTTTTAATTGAATGTATGCATAATAGTATTGCGAGAGGTGTTAAAATGAATATTAAAGGAAATGTGAAAAATAACACCGACAAACTCGCCACGAGTTGTTATAAAATGCTTAAGGACACTTATTCAAGAGAATATTCGGAAATTATGGATATGTTTTACGGAATTTATGTCTCTGAATTGTCTTCAATGGATAAGAAATCGGTATATTCACATCGTCCAGAGAGTTTTTTTATTCTAGATTTAGAGATACCTAAAAATAATTGTTCATTACTTGATTGCTTCTCTTCATTCACTGAATATGAAACTTTAGAAGGAGATAACGCGTGGTATAATGAAGAAACGAATAAGAAGATTCCGGTAAAAAAACGTATCACATTCTGGTCTCTACCAAAAATATTAATTATCACATTTAAACGGTTTTCATTTGATGGGAAGAAAAAACTACAGGATTTAGTAGATTATCCTTTAACTGATTTGAATCTATCCAAATTTGTTAGTGGATATAATTCGAAACAATATGTTTATGACCTATATGGCGTATGTAATCATTCAGGTAATACACAAGGTGGACATTATACTGCTTTTGTAAAAACAGGTGGAACATGGACACATTTTAACGATACACAAGTTCAACGAAATATTCCGGAAAAAAATATTGTAACACCAAAATCATATTGCCTTTTTTATAGAAAAAAGTAAAATATTATTTAGCAATATTTTAATAGCAAATAAAAGACAGAAATATATCTGTTTCCTATATACAAATATTATTTATAATGGGTAATTTTTTTTCACAATTTTTTGATAGTATTGATAATATTTCAAATGCACCAAGTGGAGCATATACAATTACTCCTTCACTAGATATAACCCAAACTACTAGTACACATACTTCAGCCGATTCAACACAATCTGCTGGTACATCTCAAGATATACCTTCTTCGGAAACTGATTCTACTACCAAAACAAAATGCTCTAAAAAGAAAAATAAAAAGGGTTCAACTGTTACTACTACTACCACAACTTCTACAAGTAATAATCTTCCTACACGTTTATCGAATACACCTGGAGAAAATATACAATTGGAGCGTAATAAGGAAGACGATGAGAATAAATTCATGGAATTCCTCGATACTATATTTAACGCGACTACATATACCATCATATTTTGGATACTCGTTGCCTATGGATTTTATGGTTTAGGTAAGGCTATTTATAAGAACAAGGGTTCAATGAATGAGAGTAGTGGTATAGCACGTTATAGTCGTATTATAGATTTAATTATTATGTTTTTGTTTGGTTCATTTCTTTTTAGTGTTTATTATCGTCTTGAAGAGGAAGATAAAACAAATATATTAGGATATACAATCGAATGGACCCACGACTACTTTAACAATCCTTGGGCCGTATTTGAGTTAATATGGTTTACCATCATCTTTTTCGCATTAGTTTATGTATTAAAGGTTCCTATGTTACCTGACGTAAAACCACTATTCGTTCATTTTATTGAAAAGAAAATTTGGATTGTTTATGCTCTTTTCGCTGCTGTATTTTTCTTTAAATATGTTCTTAATATTCCTGTTCTAGATTTATTATTTAATAACAGTGTTATGAATTATTTTAAAGATGTTCAGCCTTATTCGAGTTCAGAATCTGGAAATGGTTCACCTAGTGTATTTGATAGTATTACAAAAAATTTGAATATGAGTCAGGATATTTATGATAATGACCCACTTAATGAAGAAGACTGTGATGTAACCGAATCTGGACAACAAACACCTGGACAACAAACACATGGACAACAAACACCTGGACAACAAACACCTGGACAACAAACACCTGGACAAGCACCTGGACAAGAATTAAATTGTACTAGTATTCCCGTTGTAAGTGACCACGAAGTATTCAATGTAAGTAATAATGTATATTCTTATGAGGAAGCACAAAAGGTATGTTCCGCATTTGATGCGTCATTAGCAACATATGACCAAATCGAGCGTTCTTACAGAAATGGCGGAGAATGGTGTAATTATGGATGGTCGGATGGACAAATGGCCTTTTTCCCAACCCAGAAAAAAACATGGGAGACATTACAAAAAAGCGAAGGCACAAAACACGCTTGTGGACGCCCTGGTATTAATGGTGGTTTTATAGATAATCCTTATGTCCGTTTCGGTGCGAATTGTTATGGTAAAAAACCTGAACGACCCGACGATTGGGGACCTATCAATTATACTACGGATTGTGGTGTAGAAAAAGAAGACCCGAATCAGAAGATACGCGATGAGGCCAAATTAAATAGTTTCAATCAAAAGAACTGGTCTAGATATTAAACCAATGAATATTTAAACATTTGGTTTATCATTTTTATATGAAATAGTATAAATATTATTTCATACATTTTCCTATATGTTTATAGGTGCTATGTTACACATATTTGTTATGTTTTATAATCGAATGTATCACAAAACAGGTAACATTATTTATTTTAATATTGGTGATAAATACTATCTGGAACTAAATGTTACAAATATCAAAGTCGTCGAAAAACAAAAAAACAATATAGTGGTATAACTATATAATTTCTATTTCTTATCTTTTTCTTTCTTATCTTTTTCTTTCTTATCTTTTTCTTTCTTATCTTTTTCTTTTTTTCCTCTTTTTTTCAGTGTTTTCGGGCTCTTTTTTTTGTTAGGTTTCTTTATAGCACGTTCGAATAATTCATCAAACATCTCATCACTAATCATACCCTCGTGACTTTGTACCATCATTTCATCCTCGCGAGGAACCGTCTTTGTATTCATAATAAACATGGGCACACCCAAATCATTAAACCGTTCATTGTAGTGTTCATTATTCGCATAGACATTATCATATCGTTCTAACATATCTCGGTTCATTCTTTTTTTGGCGGGGACAACACAACGTTTTTCCATATAATGTATCGGTCCTTCTGTAATTTTAAACATTCTATATACTATTTATTGTTTTTATAACTGCGTTTTAAATCATTTGTAACTTTTATCTCTCGTTGTTGTTTTAAATAATCAATCACATAATCAACCTGGGAAGCATCATTCATAATCTTGCCTAAATGTTCCTCTAAAAACGAAAAGGTAAGTGGCGAATAATCCTTTTTTTCGTGCACTTTTAGGTCGCCATCGTGTATTAATATTTTCCGGTTTTTATTTCCCGAATTTTCCATTTGCTCACAAATCGAGGTCGATAGACGTCCCTTCTCTTCCCGTAACTGCTTTGTCTTATCATTAATCATCTTTAATTGCGTATCAATCGTAACCCAACGCTTCACATCTTGGGCAAAATCTTCTTTTGTAACAATTTGACTATTATTCATTTATAACAGTGAAGATTTAAAACGGCACGATTTAGCGTGCCTTGTTTCAAATCATTACTGGAATCTGACCTTTAAATAATTAAAATGGTACATTTTTATTCTTCAAGGGTGTAAAATTTAACGATAAATGAATTATGATGAATATCCGAAGTCTTACATAGACGAGGTGATATAGAAACTACCTAAATTCTTTAAAAGACGCAGGAGAAGAACGAGGTTCGCCAAAATAATAAAGGTCAAAACAGCTAGGTAGATGCATATAAATAATATGTAGGGATACATTTCATTATAAATACTAGACCGAACCGGTTCAATAATCGCATATATATCTTGTTTTGTTTCTTCACTTTTAATAAAATCGATAATGGTCTGTTTAATCGTTTTCATTTTGTTATTTGTAATGTAACGACAAACAAAAAAATAAACGACAACGCGTTATTCAAAATAGTATAAATTATCAAGAATTACATATATATATTTATTTAGGATGAACAATGTTATTTATGATACGAATGAAGAATTTGATTTCGATAATCTCAAACTAAACCCTCCTATGGTTGTCGCCGGTGGAAATTATTTTATTAAATATGCGATTAACGGTAGTCCCCTATATATTCAACCTCCCGAATGTAAAACAAAGGGGGCAATTTCTACCAGCACCAAGAAATCCCATTGTGATTTAATGTTCTCACAAAATGATGCGAATTTTATTCAATGGATGGAGAATTTAGAAACAAAAACATGCGAAATGATTTTCGATAAACGTGAAGATTGGTTCGACAGTGAAATGGATTTAGCAGATATTGAGAATTACTTCGCTTCCCCTATTAAAAGTTACAAGTCTGGTAAATTCTACCTCCTTCGGTCGTATATACCCACACGTTTAGGTAAAGTTAATTTGAAAATATACAATGAGAACAAAGAAGAAGTCGGTATTGAATCCATTCTAGACAATACAAATACTGTGTGTATTTTAGAAATACAGGGCATCAAATGTTCAGCACGTAGTTTTCAGATAGAGATGGAAATAAAACAAATGATGACGCTTAAGCCAGTGAATTTATTTGAAAATTGTTTAATTAATAAGACCCCCAAGACAATTGTTCATCACATTGAAAAGGAAGTCGCCCCTGATAATTTAGAAATACTTGCTACGGAGCAAGAACAAGATATTGATGTTTCCGAACCTGATACTTTAGAAGAAAATAAAGAAGATGACGAAGAAGACGAAGAAGACGAAGAAGAAGAGGCAATATCTTTAGAAGTAATTGATCCAATTCAACCATTGGAATTCGAAAATGAACCAGAAAATGATGATTCCAAGAAAAACGATTTAGATGAATTCGAATTCAATGTTGATTTAGACAGTTTGCCGGTCGATGATGCTTTTTCATTGAAACCTCATAATGATATTTATTATGAAAGATATCGTAAAGCGCAACAAGTCGCCCGAATTGCGAAAAATCACGCATTACAGGCATATTTAGAAGCAAAAGAGATAAAAAACAAATATCAGTTGGATGATATTGAAAGTGATGATGATGATGATTTTTTCAATGTGAATACCGAACCGGAATTGGATGAATCCGTGGCATAATATTTAGTAAAATGTATGAAATATGTTTTTTTAACAATAAGCATATTCCATGTTCTGATAAAAATTTTATCCACCGTTTATATAAACGGAAAATGTTGAAAAGCGTGTCTAATTACTTTAAGTCCGATATGGGTAAATGGATCTTTGTTGCGATTGTTGTAGCAATCGTAGCATACTCACTTATGAATTATTCAAGTAGCAAAGGATTAGTGCTTGATAATATGTCTAATTATGGTTCTACCACACAGCCATTAATCGATACAAAAATGAATGATGGTGTTCAGTGTGCTAAACCTGCTAGTTACGACCAACCCGAGCCCTCTCTTACCGCCAGTGGTGGTAATAGCGATTTCCAAGCTGCCGAGACCGCAAGCCCCGAGGATTTGCTTCCCACTGATAGAAACAGTGAGTTCGCCAGTTTGAACCCCGTCAACAGTGGTAATGTCGACCTCCCTGATATGCTTCAAGCCGGTAGTTTGATTGGTGTTGATACCATCGGTCAAACACTTAAGAACCCTAATATGCAGTTGCGTTCTGACCCCGTCATCAAGAAGGAGCAAGTCGGTCCCTGGAACTACAGTTCGTTCGAGCCTGATCTAGCCCGTGTTCCCCTTGAACTAGGATGCGAGAGCAAGTAAGCATTTTTTGTTTATAGTTTAGATTAATATTCTCATTTATTTAAGAATATTAGTTATATTTAGATATTATATAACATGAATTCATTGGATTTTTATATTTACACGGTGATATTTGGTATTATTGGATTATGTGCATATACCTATTTTACATCTGATGATTTTCAATTAAAATGTATAGTATCAACTGTAGATGGTAATAAATATTGTGTAAGAGAACGAACTCGATTACAAGAGGCGGCTGATATGTTGGCCAAGGTTAATGGGAAGTGTAAGGCTTTAGTCGAATATATGGACCAAAAACACGGAGATAAGGAAAATGTTAAACGTTTAGTGAAAGGATACAATCCAAAACGTATTTCGGAAACATTACCTACAAGTGAATATACTGCGTATAGTGAGAATAAGGGTGAGAAATTGGCCTTTTGTTTAAATAAAACACGCAAGGGTGAGACCAATATGATTGATGAACATACGTTGATGTTTGTAGCCATTCACGAATTATCTCATATTGCTACCAAATCGATTGGTCATAAAACTGAATTTTGGGATAATTTCAAATTTTTATTGGAAAATGCGAAAGAATCCGGTATTCATACTCCAAAAGATTATAAGAATAAACCTGTTGAATATTGCGGTATGGATATTAAAGACAATCCATATTATGATAATTAATATATTTCCTTACCAAAGGTGTAAAATGATGAATATTTATCCTCACTATTTGAAAAATCCGTATCATTACTTTTTACTACGACATTTTGACGTTCTCTTTGAATGAACGAATAAAATAATCTAGACAGTTTGAATGTTCGACAACCATATACCGGTAAGGAAATTGTAATAACGCTACCCGAAGGTAAGGGGGTAAATAATTTTAAACAATGGTATAAAATATAATAGTGTAAAAAACCTCATTCCATTATATATAATATATAATAAATGGAAGAAGAATCAACCATTCGAGTAAAGGATATTCCAACAACTGATGATAATATACCACAACATAATATTTATAAGATACATATTTTAAATGACGACGGAAATGTAGGATTTGTCTACGTTTTTTGTGCCGGGATATACGCATCTAAAAATATGAATGAACTCTTTAGCGAAATTGAAATTGCTCATTATAAACGCAATGATGTTGAAATCGTCTTTTCTGAAAAGTTAATTCACCCAGATGATACAATTCGAGATATAAAACATAAAATTGTGAATGAAATTGTAGAACATCAAAAAAAGTCAAAAACCAAGGCATTTTCACTTTCAGTAGAAGAGGTGTATATATTTGGTTTAGCAGAAAAAGATTTAGACATGGTCAAACTCTACCAAGAAATTACAGAGAATGATACAAAACGTCTTACAAAAGAGAAATTCTATCAATATGCGACGAATATCTCGACTAACCCATATATCTTGGACAAAAGTGGGGGAATGGAAAAGGGAGGATTACATAACGACATTTTCACATATGAACAATGGTCTGGATTATCGAAATCTGGATTGAGAACCGTGTATATTCCTATTGGGATGGAATTTGAAACCGCCTATGATTTTATGT